CGACCACAGGCCGCTCGCCATAGTAGGTGCCCATCATGTCGAGCAGGATTTGTCCGATATCTTCCACCCACTCATAAAGCCCCGCGCGAATGTTCTCCAGCGGGACCTCGCTCTGCGTCTGCATGACCATGATCGCGCTCGTGTTGTCGGGCTTGACGTTGCCCATCTGCACGTCGGTCGCACCGAGGCATTCCTTCGTGTACGCCATGACCTTGTCGATCAGCGTGAAGATCTGATTGCTCATCTCCGCGGGCTGAAGGTTATAGGCGACCTGCGAAATGCCGTTGCCCGGCTGCAAGCCGTGAACGCCGATGGCCTGACCGATCTCGTTGTCCCACTTGGCGATGAGATCGGCGTTGTATACCGTTTTCGGGAACGCCATGAGCTGCATGTGCCGCATGGCAGTTGCAAACATGCTGTTGATGAAAATCTGGTTCGGGATCAGGCCCGTCACCAACGCGCGGCCATGGTACTGGTTTTTCTGCTTCTCCCAGTTACCCCACGCAATGGGATAGAGAGAAAGGCCCGTGTCCACGTCCTCGTAAATGATGGCGGTCTTCGTCGCCTTCGTCACGTGCACGGTCGTCACGATCTGCTTGGCGGCCTTGCGCTTGGGGACGGGCATACCGTCCACGTCGAGCAGCAGCTCGCCGTCCTCGCCCTTTTCATAGGCGATGTCGCCGTTCGCGTCCAGCACGTCTTCATAGACGACGTTGCCGTTCGCATCGGTCATGTCCTCCTCGTGCGAGACCTTCGTGTACAGGTAGACGTACAGCGCCTTACCCGTGCCCATCTCGCTCTCCACGATCTCGGTCTTGCCGCCGACGCCGGGCATTTTGTCGTAGTCGGCGTCCGGCTGGAACTGCACGTCCAGCAGCTCGTCGCCCGCGTCGTTGCCCTTGCCGCTCTTGTAGAAGCTCTCGCGATTGGCCTTGTAGCGCTTGGCCTCCCAGCTCAGATGCTCCACCGTGTCGCGGCCTACAATAATAATGTAGGGCTGCTCCTGCACGCGGCGGTCGTTCGGGTTGCCGAACATGACGTTGATACCGTCCAGCAGCTCCATCTCGATCTCGCCGCGGTACGAACCGAACGCGCCGCCGTAGGGCAGCTTGTCGGGGTCAAAGTAGAAGTGCGCGCAGTAGTCGCCCACCGTCGCGCCGTCGAACAGCGCGTCGCGGATGCGGTAGTCGAACTTGAACTTCTCCAGCAGCGCCTCGACCTCCGCGTTGGCGAACGCCGCGGCGTCGTGGTCGGGGTCCTCCATGTTGCTTCCGTCGTAGTAGGCCAGCGGCTCAAAGCGGATCGCCGCGCCGCTGGACGTCAGCGAGGCGATAAAAAGGCTCGCCACGCGCTTGAGGATATTGAAGGTCGGCTTCGGCAGCCCTCGCATCGCGGGCGTGTTGGGGAGGCGCAGCCACTGATTGCCCGTGAAGAACTCCGTGTTCGTCTCCACTAACGTGTACTGGTTCGGCGTGAGAGATTCGTTATAGTTGCGCCCCAGCTCGTAGAGCTGCCACGCGCGGGTCATGTTATTCTCTTTCACGCCGTCTCACTCCCTTCCAGCTCCTGCCGTGTGTCGCCGCCGATGCCGTAGGCGACGTCGGCGTTGTAGTTCTGCATCTGGTGAAACGCAGCCTGCTCGGCCTCTAAGCGCTTCAATTCCTCCGCAGCGGGGCGCTCCACCTTGGCCCCGTAGAAATGGCCGCGTGCCTTCCACCCGGCAAAAGCGCCGAGGGCCAGCAGCGCGACCACGCAAAGCGCGCCGAGCGCGCCGTAGATCACTTCCATATTGTTCTCCTTGTCAGAAGATGCCGTCCGACCCGTAGGGATCGTACAGCGCAGGGCTCAGAAATACCTCCTGCTCCTGCCTCACCTGCGTCCGCTCTTCGATGAGCCGCGCATCCACCGTGCCCGGCAGCTCGCCCGGATCGCCGTTGGAGTAGAGCAGAAAGCCCAGCGCCTGCGAGCAGGCGTCGACCATATCGTCGTGCGGCACGGCGGGAAAGCCCGTGAACTGGTCGATGAACTCTTCCGTCCACAGCTCGCCGTCTGGCAGGAACACATTGCCGCTCTCAATGGCAGGGCTCACCGCGTTCACGCGCGAGACCTTGCCGCCCTTGGGGTTGATGGCGATGACGCCGGGAAACTCATGTCGCAGCGTCTGGATGATCGCGCTGCCGTTGGCCTTGTCCTCGATCAGCACGTACAGCGTCTCGGGGAACAGCCTTCTGATCGTGCGGATCGCCTGCATCGTGGCGGGAAAGTCCATGTGACGGTTAAGGCAGTATCTGCCGTAGTAGAACGCGCCTCGCTTGCTCCACACCTCGATCGCCACGAAGTCGTTGCTTTCCTTATCCTTGAATGTCGCGTCCACGGAGATGACGGTCGTGCCGAAGGTCGTGATGTCGCGTTTGCTGTACCGCTTCCACCACTCTCGTTTGACGACGTTGCCGCCCTCCACACGCGGCGAGCACTGATACAGCGCCTGCCATGCGCGCAGGCCGCCTTCCTTGGGATCGTTGATGTAGCTGTCCTTGAACTGCGCGAGCCAGCAATCGTCCTTGCCCAATTCCGGGCACAGGGAGTCGCCGACGGCGCGGCCCAACAGGTCCAGCTCCTCGGCTTCGACCGGCAGGCGTATCTCCTTTACATTGGCCTCCATGCGGCCAAGTCGCGCCGCGAGGTCATCCTCGTGCCACGGTGTCATAATGACGATGACCTTTGCCCCGGCAGCCAGACGGGATTTGAGCGTGTTCTGCCACTCAGCCCACAGCTTGCCGCGGTAGGTCTCGCTGTCCGCCTCTTCGCGGTTCTTGATCGGGTCGTCGATGATGAGCAGGTTCGCCGGGTTGCCCGTGATACCGGACATCACGCCGCGCGAGATCACGCGGCCCCAGCCGTTGCTCAGCTCAAACTCGGTCGTCGTCCAGATGTAACCTTTTTCAAGGCCAAAGAGCGTCGCGCCGAACTGCTCGACCTTCTCGATGTTCTTCCGGCCAAAGCGCTTGGCCGTGTCGTCGTTGTAGCTCGCCAAGATCACGCGGTTGCGCGGGAAGCGCCCCAAGTACCAGCTCGGAAAGCTCTCCGTGATCGTCATGGACTTGCCGTGCTGCGGCGGCGTTTTAATGATGAGAACGTCGTATGCGTTCCCCGTGTTCTCCTCGACGAACTTCTGAATCTCGTCCGCCAGATAGTCGCTCATACGCGTCCGCTTCCACAGATCGCCGTGAACGTAGTATAGGTAGCGCCGGTAGGACTTGCGCGCCAACTCGCGCCGAGCCATCTCGCGCCGCAGATATTCTTTATCGCTGAGACCGCCCATCAGGTCCTCCGTTTCTTCAATGTATAAGCCGGACACAGGACAGCGCCATGCGAGGAGGGCGCATGAGCTGTCATATCAGGCTGTCCTTTCATGTCCGGCTGCTCCAAAAGCAAGGCGGTGCGCCGTAACCCTCGCACCGCCCCGCAGGAGATAGCTTATTCTACGATCACCCAGTCGTCGGCCAGCATGTCCGCCTGAGAGGCGAGCCAGCCGAGCTGCACGCCGCTCGTCCCTACAAAGGCGAGCGCCTTGTTGCCGATGGCCTCGTGCTTGGCGTTAATTACCTCGTGCGCAGCGTTTTCGTAGCTGATGCGCTCCGCGAGCTCAACGTACTGGTTCTTGCCGTTCCAGCCGCGGCGGGCAATCTTCATGCCCTTCTTCGCCGCCTCGATGGCGAGGCCAAAGCTCAGGCCGTCGGTCGGGCGATACGCCTCTTCAAAGACAGCCTTCGGACTGAAGGACTCGTAGCCGTCCGGGTAGCGGACCTTGTAGCCGTCTTCCTCCGGCTCCATGCTTCTCGGAATAGGCTGAGTCTTCTCATAAACCTTGCCGCCTTTGCGAATAGCCGGGACCGCCTCGATCAACTTTGTACCGATATATTTCTTCATCCTTTAGTCCTCCGTTGCTTCAAAGTTTGCCGTGACGTCGCACACGACGCCCTCCGTGAAGGCCAGATAGTTCGTGCCTTCCTTCACCTTGACGGTGATCTTCGCCTCGCCGGTCTTCGGCGTGGTAGGAGCCTTGACCGCGACGGTCGTGCCGGACACAGTCGCCACGGCGACGCTCTCGTCGCTCGAATCGACCTCAAGCGCACCATCGCCGGAGCGCGTCACCGCGAACGTGACGCTCGTGTGATCAGCGTCCAGCGTGACCTCCGCAGGCGTCAGCGTGGGCGTCTCGGGTTCAGCACGGATGATGAGCCACGGCAGCGAGATCGCTGCGGTCGTGCCGTCGGGCCAGCAATAGCCAGTCTTCGGCGTGAACTTGACGGCGTAGCTGCCGACCGACGTCTTCGACGTGTCGCCGGAGCGCGTCATCGTGGTCGTGTCGTAGCCCTTGACCTTCACGGCCTGCGCACTGCCGGAATAATCGTAGACCGCCTCTTCAAGCTCGGGGCGGATGATGACCTCGTTGTGAACGAAGATCGGGATGTCCACTGTCTTACCGCTCGCCGTGTGCGTCACGGTGATGTGGTCGTCGCTCAGCGTGAGCGCCGTGGTCGGCGTGGTCGTGTAGCTGTCCGCGGCAAGCGTCTCTTCGTGGTGGTCGTCGTACACGGCGACAACGCTCATGCGCGTCGGGTCGAAGGTCTGGCCGGGACGGTACTCCGTCTTCGGCAGCGAACCAATGCGGATGCTCTTGATCGTCGGGATCATACCCGCGCGGCCCGCGTAGCTGTACGCGGTCTTGGAGCACGTCGGACAGGTGCAGCTTGCCTCGATGCCGGACTGTTCGCGAAGCTGGAGGTCAGTGACTACATCGTAGTCCGTACCCTCCGCGTCAAAGACACAGTCGCAGAAAAGGCAGTTGAAGCGGCGCTTGCGCGTCAGCTTCGTGGCGTCGCCCGCCGAAATAGTAGTGATCGCCATTATTTCATCCTCCTGTAAGAGAGTTAGTTTTCAGAGCTGCGACAGGGCCACCCACCCCTTCAGCCCGTTGGATCGCCGCAGACATTTTCCCCGCCGACGCAAACCGCGGAGAGAAAGCAGTTCGCGTCAGCTTCACTGTGCCGCACTTTCAGGCGGGCGCTATGCCCATTGCCAAAGGCAGCGGCTCTCCTCTTTTGGCGCAGACAGCAGGGTTTGAACCTGCATCCCCCCTCCGGGCGCGGTGCTCTGCCGATTGAGCTATATCTGCTTATCCCGCGTTTACGGATTCGCTGCGTACAGCCCCGCATTCTATGTAACGCTCGATTCAACGCGGGCAAATCGAACGGCCCTCCCCGGAGCCGGGCCTTGCTGACGGGATGCGGCGCTCGCAGATTTCAGGTCGGCTGTCTCACACCCCTGTACGCTGTCAGCTTTAGGACTTGGTTTCGGGGGCGGGACTCGAACCCGCGTCTGCCGGTTTATGAGACCGGACTGGAACCATCTCCAGTCACCCCGAGATATAAAGCGCCGCTGTCGCAACAACGACGCTTGGCTCTGCGCCCGCGGGACATCGTTCGCGACCGACTGTGTTTCCTGCTTTCGCAGGCATAACCAACAGAGCACTAAGCTACTTTGGTCGTCTTTCCCGCTTAGATTGTCACGCCCCGAGTCTTTGAAGCGCCGCCGCGGCTTGCTTCTGTCAGGGTAGTTTTCAGCGAGCTTTTTCATTTACACGTGAGCCATGACGATAGCGGTCTCACATTGTCCGGGCGCTACCCGGGCTCTGGCACGGACAGTTGGGAATCGAACCCACCGCACACGGTTTTGGAGACCGCGTCGCCACCTTGGGACATGTGCCCGTATGTCATATTTCAACTGCGTAGTTGAACTGAGCTTCGTAGATCAACTGCGTAGTTGAACTGAGCTTCGTAGATCAACTGCGTAGTTGATTCGTCGGATGGAATCAGCGAGGCGTTGGATCACGGAAGCGGTGTGTCAACAAAAAGTTGTCAATGGCCTGAAATTCTGAAAATTTCTCGGCCTCAAATTATAGGTATGGGGGCCACCTGCGCGACCGGGGGTGGGGGCGGGGGGGGTGTGCCTCATGCCTTCATGCAGATGCTCACGTGATGTCACTACCCATTGGTAGTGACACCCCCGCGTACCGCTGCGCGCAGCGCCCCCGGCAGGGGCTTTCAGCCCAGCGCGCGGCGAGGGGTTTTGCTGTACGAAGTACAGGCATCATGCTGGGCCAGCATGGGCTCCGCCATCCGCTAACCCTTGTGCCGCAAGGCTTTCGGGGTTTCACCCCGACGGATTTGCAACCAAACCGCAACCAAACCGCAGCCAAACCTACGCAAAACGAGGAGAACTCTCCGTGAGTTCCCCTCGTTTCTTATTCCTCGTCGGCCTGATCCGCCAGAGCTTCCAGCTCTGCGTCGCTCAGCGTGTTCATGTCCAAAGCCTTTACAGGCTTGTCCGTGATCGCGAGCTGCATCGCCTCGGTCGGCTTGTCCCCTGCCGTATCACGGCAGTAGCGCGCAGCCTCCGTGTCGCCCCGCATGGCTCTCTGCACCTGCGCCAGCGCGATCGCTCCACCGTAGGTGGAGATGCCCAGCTCTTTGAGCTTTTCGTCCGCCTCATCGGGCGTCAGCTCACAGGAGAGCACAGCTCTCATGATCTCAGCAGACGTTTTTCGGCGCTTGCGCGCCTCGGCAGACGCCGTCCACGCCTTTTCCGCCCACTCTCGACGCTGCTCCGGCGCAAAGTCTCGGTTCTGCACAAGGTTTTCAACCTTGCCTCTCGGCATAGCAGCCGCCTCCTCTCTGGTCTTCTCGCAGTCTACACAGTACCACACAGTGGTACTGACATTCACTGACATCTTCGCCTCGGCCCGCTTTGGGAACCAACGGAGGGCACGCCCGCGTTGCTGCCCGGGAAGGGAGTAAAGAGTAAAAATTTATTTCATAAATTTTCTCTTGACTACCTCGCGCGTGGCAACGTGCCAAATGGACTTGCCGATTGGCCGACGGGCCGAGCGGCACAAAACCGAAAGGAGATCGACCAGCATGAAAATCGCAGAAATTGATATCGCTTACTGCCGCAAGGAATACGGCGGCAACGCAAAGCGGATGATCGCGGCAGGCGACGCTCTCATCTTCGATGACGACCGCGTCAAGTCGGCGTTCAATTTCGGCAACGGGACTGAAAAGGACCTGTGCCGCTACATCGCCGACAACCGCAAGTACGCACTCTTCTACGATCTCGAAAACAACTGCTTCATCTGATAACACGAAGGGAGAATTGCCATGAAATACTACGCCAGCTACAAGCCCGAGACGGGCAAAACCCACATCGTCGCCTACGACGAGGCAAAGCACGGCGCGCCGCGGATCGTCAATGCCCACCTGACTTTCCTCTACCACAACGCGATCAGCCTCGATCGTGTCTACGACACGGTCGCCGAGGCGCTGCGCGGCTGCTGCGGCAGATATAGCAAGCGCCCCGTCATCCTGCCGGACGGCAGCGAGACGACGCCGGACCGGTTCTTTGGAACCGACCACCCCGCGGACGTGTTCATCCCGTGGTCCGACGTGAAGTGCGAGCGCTGGCCCGGCGATCCGCTCTGATCCCGCCTGACGATGGCCCGCCGGTCACGGGCCGAAACGCTCTCGACCCCGAGGGCGTCGCGGGAAACCGCTCGCGTACCCATCCACACAGCCGCGATGCCGCCAGCGAGAGGAGTAAAGAGTAAAAATTCAGAATGAATTTTTCTCTTGACTACTCCACGCGTGGCAACGTGCCAAATGGTCTCAGGCCGAGCGACACCGGCCAGACCCAAACACCTGAAAGGAGTATCACACCATGCAAATCAGCAAATGCTACGAGCTGCCCTGCCTCGACGGCAGAAAGA